GCCCTTCGCCATAGGGACAAACCCGCATGGGTTTTTATACAGTGTCGGCATTGGAGGGGGTCGAGACCGGGCCGGTTGAGGTGTGCGCCATAGCAGTGAGCGGAGCGAACAGCGGCCCATATTGCGTTTTCCTCACCTGTTACCCTATACTGTACAAAACACCAGTAGGGAAACTACCAAGTGAAGCTAAGCCGTAAAGCGCTGAAGGAAGGGATAGCTACAACGCCGATAGAGCACATTCTGGGCGCTGACGTGTCCCGCAAGCTAACGCACAAACAACGCACATTCGCACATGAAGTGGCGAAGGGTGCTACTAAAGCTGACGCCTACCGCACGGCGTATGACGTGACAAGCGAAGCCAGCGTAAGGAATGACCCGTACCGGATTGCGGCAGACCCCCGCGTAAGCCGTGAGATCGAAGCCTACACACTGGCAATTGAGGCGGAGAAACATAGAACCCCTGCCGCTCTGCGTGCTTTGGTCATCCAAGGGCTAGTGCAAGTCGCTCTAAATCCAGACGCAAAAGACGCAGTGAAGGTGCAAGCCCTGAAGACTATCGGGACCATTACAGAGGTTGCAGCGTTCACTGAGCAAAAGGTGGTCCGGACTATATCTAGCAGCGACGATGCCCGCGCACGGGTGATGGCAGAACTACGCGGCATGCTGACGTCAGGCGCGACGGATGCTACGGTGATCGAAGCTGATTCTCTATTAGCAGAGCTTGCAGGAGAGGGTGCTAAAACTAGCACCCCGGATGCAGGTGCTAAAACTAGCACCCTGGAGACTGCTAAAACTAGCGCCCCGCTAGATGAGGTGCGGACCCCAGAGTTCGGCGACGTGGACCCGGGTGACGCAGGCTGGGTGGAAACGGATAGGCCAGAAGCGTAGACCCACCGGGAGGGGGGAGGGGCTGTGGTGTGTGCGGAGTCCCATTGCACTTGACATACCATTCCACTCTAACGATCTACCATCCAAACCATTCCACACAAACGATGTGTTCTCCCATGCAACTGCCAAAACTAGCACTGCCAAAACTAGCACCCCTACAAAAATTTATCCCCGCTAAAACTAGCACCCACCCCCTCTATATAGGAACACCCCCCCTTCACTGCTAAAACTAGCACCCCCGGGGGGGGGGTAGCAAAAAAATTTATCGAGGTGCCAAAACTAGCACTTCTAAAGTAGCACTTGAGGAAGCGTGGCTAAGTCGTTGATTCCAAAGGATATTTCCAAGCGGCCAAAAATCTTGCAGAGTGAACTGCGAAAAGTTTATGGGTCGTTTGAACAAGTTATGGAGATGGGCATGACAAAGGCTCAGAATGAAGTGTTCCTTGTGATTGATGAGTGGTGGAAGCAATTTGGCTTCGGGCCGAGCTATCGGGACATCATTTACCACCGTGGGAAAGGTGGACTTGGGAGCACGAAGAAGATCGTGGACCGGCTTGTAAAGATTGGCGCGGTTAAGAGAGTCGCCGGTATGGGCAGGTCCGTTCGGCCAACTTACGTCAACTTCCGCGACATCCAATGAAGCTGGATGACCTCGTAGCTAGTCTTAGTCCATCGGACCAGGAGAAACTTCTTCAGCAGGTACAGGACTACAAAGACGCCCTGGACCGGGAGAAGTGCCAGAAGAGTTTCATGGCCTACGTCAAGAAGATGTGGCCGGGATTTATTCATGGCAGACACCATGCTTTGATGGCTAAGAAGTTTGAGGAGATTGCCGAAGGGAAACTGAAGCGGCTAATCATCAATCTTGGCCCTCGGCATACCAAGTCACAGTTTGCTTCTTATCTGTTGCCTAGCTGGTTCTTGGGCAGGTTCCCGGACAAGAAGGTTATCCAGTCATCTAACACGGCCGATCTTGCTGTGAACTTTGGCCGGCAGGTTCGTAACTTGGTTGGCTCAGAGGAATACTCAAAAGTGTTCCCTGGCGTTGCTCTTAGACAAGATTCAAAGTCTGCCGGCAGATGGGCCACTAATAAGAATGGCGAATACTTCGCTATTGGCGTTGGCGGGACGATGACTGGTAAGGGCGCCGATCTGCTAATCATCGATGACCCGCACTCCGAACAGGAAGCCGCTTTGGCCGCTGGCAATCCAGAGGTGTTCAATAGCGTGTATGAGTGGTACACGTCCGGGCCTCGTCAGCGTCTACAGCCTGGGGGGTCCATAGTTGTCGTGATGTGCATGACGGGAGACACCCGCGTGCTGATGGCGTCAGGTAAGCAAAAGTTGTTGCGTGACATACGAACGGGCGATCATGTTGCAACTTTTGACAAGGGGCGCTTGACAACCAGTAAGATCAACAACTGGCGGTCAAGTGGTATTGATAAAGTCTACAAAGTACAAACACAATCTGGCATAATCCTTCGTGCAAACGAGAGGCATCCGTTTCTTGTTTTGAATGAAGGTGTATGCGAATGGACCAGATTGAAGCAACTTCAGGTGGGGGACGAACTTGTAGCACTGAAGGGTGCAGTAGACCGCCGCGAGCCAAAAACAAACCTGGGCTTTGCGGCCCGTGCATGTCAAAAGCTAGCTACCACCGCAAAAATCCTGGTGCACCGTATCGGCCTTTGGGGCATCACGGCAAGTGGAAACTTGTTGGATGTTCTGCGGAAGGGTGCGACGGCACAGTCCGAACACAAGGTTTGTGCCAAACACACTACAACAAAACGCGATGGGCTGACGGATACAGAGGGAACAATTACACACCTGAGTACCGTCGCGCCAAGCGCATCAAAAGTAGGTACGGCATCACTGCTGACCAATATGCACAGATGGTTGCAGAACGCAGCAACCGATGCGATGTTTGCGGGGAAGAGCCTTCATCTGCAAACACTCGCGCACATTGGAGCGGCAAGTTGTGTATTGACCACTGCCACAGCACAGGAAAAGTGCGAGGGCTATTGTGCAACGATTGCAACCTTGCAGTCGGATACGGAAAGACGCCAAGCGTTCTCGAACGAGCTGCGGCGTATCTCAGACTTCACAACGGATCGGATAGTTAGCATCACTTCATGTGGCCTTGAGGAGGTTTTTGACGTTGAAGTAAATCGAACAGAAAACTTCATTGCTAACGGCGTTGTAAGCCACAACACCAGATGGTCGAAGTCGGATTTAACAGGCAAGATTTTGAAAGGCGCCGGAGAGCTTGGGAAGGAAGATGAGTGGGAAGTCATTGAACTACCGGCCATCATGCCTTCGGGTAAACCCTTATGGCCTGAGTTCTGGTCGCTTGAAGAACTGTCCGCGCTAAGGGATGAACTTCCTTCGTCTAAGTGGAATGCTCAGTATCAGCAAAATCCCACAGCCGAAGAGGGGGCTATTGTCAAGCGGGAGTGGTGGAAAATATGGGAGCGAGAAGACCCGCCCCCATGCGAGTTCATCATCCAGTCTTGGGACACGGCTTTTACAAAAGGCGAAAGAAACGACTACTCCGCATGTACTACATGGGGCGTGTTTCACATGAACGAGGACGAAACGGATGTAAACGTCATCCTGCTTGACTCGTTTCAAAAGCGTATGGAGTTCCCTGAACTAAAAGAGAAGGCTCGCGCTCACTATATAGAGTGGGAGCCTGATGCTTTTATTGTGGAAGCCAAGGCTGCTGGCGCCCCGCTAATTTTTGAACTGCGGGCTCAGGGCATCCCGGTGTCTGAATACACCCCAAGTAGAGGCAATGACAAGTTCGTTCGCATGAATTCCGTGGCAGATTTGTTCCAATCGGGTAAAGTGTGGGCACCAGACACACGATGGGCTAGAGAACTCATTGAAAACATGGCCGCGTTTCCGAATGCGGAGCATGACGATTTAAGCGACAGCGCTTGCCAGGCACTAATTAGGTTCCGGCAAGGTGGATTTCTGCGACTTCAGACCGACGAGAAGGAAGAAACTCGTTCGTTCAGACGCAAAGCGGCCTTCTATTAAGGATTGAACATGGCAACAAATATTGATTCTGGTCTTGTACCTATGGATATGGACTTGATGACCGAAGAGCCGGCCATTGAGATTGAAATTGAAGACCCGGAAAGCGTAAAAATCGGGATCGATGGTGTTGAGATTGAGCTTTTGCCCGAAGAGCCATCAGCAGAGGACTTTGATGCCAACTTGGCAGAGTTCATGGACGATGGCGACCTGCAAACTCTGGCAAATGATCTTATTTCGCTGGTAGATGCAGACATCAACTCACGAAAAGAGTGGGTAGAAATGTACGTCAAGGGCCTTGAAGTCCTTGGCATGAAGTACGAGGAAAGAACCGAGCCGTGGAGTGGGGCTTGTGGCGTGTTTTCTCCGCTACTGACCGAAGCTGCGGTGCGTTTTCAGTCAGAAATGATTACTGAGACTTTTCCGGCCCAAGGCCCGGTTAAAACTCAGATCATCGGAGCGATTAACAAGCTGAAAGAAGAGTCGGCAGAGCGAGTTCGTGATGACATGAACTACATGCTTACCGAAAAGATGGTTGACTATCGCTCAGAACATGAGCGTATGCTGTTCAATCTCGGTCTTGTTGGCTCTGCGTTCAAGAAACTGTACCCGGACCCGAGCATCAACCTACCGGCTGCGCCTTTTGTCCCGGCAGAAGACCTAATCATCCCCTATCACGCGTCAAATGTTTACACAGCAGAGCGTGTAACGCATGTGATGCGCAAAACCAAGAACGAAATCAAGAAGTTGCAAGTTGCTGGCTTCTATAGGGATGTAGAACTTGGAGAACCCAGCAGGATTCTGTCTGACATTGAGAAAAAGAAGGCAGAAGATCAAGGCTACTCAATCAGCGATGACGAGCGGTATCAAGTTCTTGAGATTCACGTTGATTGGGAAATGCCAGGTGACGAGGACGAGGACGGAATTGCGCTTCCTTACGTTGTAACCATTGAGCGCGGTACTGATACCGTTCTTTCTGTTCGTCGCAACTGGAACGAGGGCGACGAAAAGAAAATCAAGCGCCAGCATTTTGTTCAGTACACCTATATCCCTGGCTTTGGCTCATATGGCTTGGGATTCATTCACCTGATTGGTGGATATGCCCGCGCCGGCACTTCTATCATTCGCCAACTGGTAGACGCTGGAACACTGTCTAACCTGCCTGGCGGCTTGAAATCTCGCGGCCTTCGTATCAAGGGCGACGACACCCCTATTGCTCCGGGCGAGTTTAGAGATGTGGACGTTCCTTCGGGAAGTGTGCGAGACAGCATCATGATGCTGCCGTACAAAGAGCCGAGTCAGGTTCTTGCGGCGCTGCTGGACAAAATTACCGAGGATGGCCGCAGGCTTGCCGCGATTGCTGATTTGAAGATAAGCGACATGAGCGCTCAGGCTCCTGTAGGCACTACGCTTGCAATTCTTGAGAGGCAACTCAAGACAATGAGCGCGGTTCAGGCTCGCGTTCATGCAAGTCTAAGAATGGAGTTCAAGCTCCTGAAGGAAATCATTCGGGACTTCATGCCCACTGATTATTCCTACACCCCCGAGGGCGGGAATAGGAATGTCAAGCAGTCAGACTATGACTTGGTTGAGGTCATTCCAGTCTCTGATCCAAATGCTGCCACTATGGCGCAGCGTATCATGCAGTATCAAGCTGCATTGCAACTGGCTCAGGGCGCTCCTCAGATTTATGACTTGCCACGACTTCACCGGCAAATGCTGGAAGTGCTTGGAATCAAAAATGCCGACAAACTTGTCCCGGTTGACGAGGATCAAAAGCCTCGTGATCCAGTAACTGAGAATATGGCAATTTTGCGAGCAGAGCCTATCAAGGCATTTGCATATCAAGATCACCAAGCCCACATGGCTGTGCAT